CACCTAAAGCAACTAGTGACCACGATTTGCCACCTCCTGGATTACCAAATATAAGACCAAAATCTCCACTTCCGAGACCACCCTGAAGTAATTCATTAATGTTGTCCCAAGGAGTTGGAATTGGGCTTCTTTCATCTTCTCGATAACGAGTTTCAATGTCTTTGTTATATTCATGACCTACATTTTTATCTTGACCGGCTTTTAGTGCATTATCAATAAGGTGACGGATTGAATCATAGTCTCCCGCGTTCAAAAAGTCTACGCTCGTTAACAACGCTTTTTTAAGTTGTTGGTTTTTACAGAAATTAGAAAATTCTTCTTGCACATACTTTAAATCCTCGTCAGATGCTTTATAAGCTTCACGAAGTTGTTCTTTTACAGAAACCTGGAGTACCTCGTTGTCTAATTTTTTTAGTTCTACTTTTAGTAGATCCATTGAGGGCACAGTATGGTATTTCTCGTAATTTTTAAGAATTTCTTTAATAATCCATTTGTGTGCTTGGTTATCCCAATATTCTTCGCTCAACACATCATGAATATTTAAAAGAAACTCTTTATGAGTTAATAGTGATGATAACACCTTAATTTGAAAGGCGGGACCATAACTGTTCAGGTTTGTTAGTGTCATATAACTTATTTGCTAAAACTGTTTAATACTTTAAAAATGTCTCGTAACCAAAAATCTACATTGCGAATTATTTTCCCAATTCCATCTTCGTTATAAAGTCGTAAAAAAGCCTCAGATTTCAAAGCTGAAAGGGGCAATTTTGTAGATTCTTCAAGATATTCGATATCATCATCTTCCAAAATAGGATTATCTAAATTCATTAGTTGATAATTTTTTTCTAAACGATCCCAATCTTGTACAATACGAGCATACACTACATGATCCTTTAACTTAGCAACCGAGATATCATAAATATCATTCATTGTTAAGGGGCGATCTTGTAATTCAGGAAATTTTTTAAATATTCCTTTTTCACCTAATCCTTTAATACCAGCAATTTTATCCGAGGAGTCACCTAATAGTGTTTTGTACAGAATAAAATTTTCTGCTAATACATTAAATTTATCTTGTACTGTTTGCTTTTGATAGAATGTTTTTTCCATCGGTCTAAACACAGTAACATTTTTATCTACTAATTGAATAAAATCTTTATCACTAGAAACAATGATAACTTTAGAATTGTATTCTTTAGGTAGATATTTGCTATAATAAGCGATAATGTCGTCTGCCTCGGCTTTATCGATAGAAATAGTTCTAACTGGTAAACAACGTAAATAATGTACTAAACGTACAATTTGTTCAATTTTGGAATTATGTTCATCATCTAAATCATCAAATATCTCCCAATTAGTAATACGATGAGTATGTCTACCTGATTTGTATTCGGGGAGAAGGTTCTTCCTATTAGTAGAAGAACCAACTCCATCGAACACTACATACACGGCAGTTGGTTGAATTTGATTAATTAAGGATCCTAATGAACGCAGAAAACCACCTAAACCCCCAATATGAACTCCAGCTTCGTTAACGAAGTTCATCATAGCAAAATTTCGGAAAAATAAATTTAATCCATCAATCAATAAAACTCGATCGTGCTCTTTAGAGGATTCGAATTCCTTATCCTCAGTAATATTATTGAGGAGTTTTAGGTAGTCTTTCTGTGTCATTGTTTATTCTGGTTCTTGATCAAATGCATTGATCGGTTCAAAACTATCGTTTTCTTCAAAGATATCAAAATCCATACCGCCAAGAATTCTACTCCATTCAGCAACGTGATCATCCTTATATGCTTTAAGAGCTTTATCATTATCTTCAATAAAGCCATGAGGAGTCATCACAATTTTACCTCTGGTAGTAATCCCATTGATGTGGTTTTTATCAACCTGAAGATTGGTTCGTTTAGCAAATTCAACTTGCTTACCATCTTTAATAGCTTTGATTTTGTTAGTACCTGCATTTGCAATATTACCAAATGTAACTACAAATGTTGCATCATACCACATAGCAAAACCACCTTTATTCATCATTTTTGGTTGTCCCATAGGCATTTCGGGTTTTGCTGCCCATACCTTATTGATACAAACCAAAGTGTTGGTGTAAGGTGATGACTCTTTACGAGACATTACTACTTTTTGGTTAACATTGTTGCTAAACTGGGTAGACATAGCTCCAGCATTCCATTCGTTGTTGTTTTTGTTTGATTTAACAGACATTTCACAAGGAATTGAGCCGATTGAGTCCCAAAAGAAACACAAATCATAAGGCAAATTACCTTTTTTCTGTTCATCCAACAAATCTAAAATAAACGCTGCTACGTCCTCGATAGTGTGAAGCGATTCACGGTCAATATAAATAAATTGACCTTTGTAATCAGTAATCTCACCAGTTTCTTCATCAACAACAGTCTCAACTTCGAGACCCATCTGCATTGCGTGTTCCCAGTTCCATTTCATCTCGGTAACAATGAAAACAGGTAAAATGCCCATTTTTTGAGCATTTACTGCTGCTTCAATTAAAGCAGTAGTTTTACCTGTATCAGAGTGACCTCGGAGCAACACAATGTGGCCGGTTGGAATACCGGGCACACTGGTTACTTCTTGAAAGGCAGGGGAAAGCGGAATCCAAGATTGAGGCTTGAATTTAACACTGCTGTTAATCATTTTTTTCGACTTGAATTTATCAAGATCGAATTTTGATTTTAATTCGGCTGATACAGCCGCCGTAAGCGATTCGCTTTTTTTACCTCTTGCCATAGTATGTAATTAATTTAGAATGGAAGATCGTCTTCCTCTTCTTCGAACAATGAATCAAACTTATCTGCATTGCTCACTTTAGGAGCAGGTGTTTTCAAAGCATAATTCTTTTGAGGAGTAGCTGCTACTACTTCTTCCTCTTTTTCATCATCAATGATGTCTCCTTCTTGAGCTTCATCTTCAGGAGCTAACCATTCTTGGAGAGCTTCTTTCATTTCGTCAAACGAATACTTTTTAAATACCGTTTTAGGATCAACTTGAGTTTCCAACCATGATTCAATTTCAGTTGCATCTTCACTCAAAGCTGAAGTTTTCATTGATGGGCCGATTGTAGTACGGTTGTAAGGAGTACCAGTTGATTCAGGACCTACAGTGTTCAATTTAATGTCACGACCTGTAGCAACGTCTGTGAAGTCACCTACTTCCTCATCTGCAGCTAATTGCAAAAATGCCTCGTAAATTTCTTTACCAAACTGCCACAATTTAACACCTTCAGACTCTTCACCACGTACAATTACAGGAGCAAAGACACGCATTTTAGCATCAAGCTTTTTAGCCAAACGCCAGTTATCCTTATCGCTTGTTTGACGCAATTGTTTTGCGAATTCAGCAATAGGATCTTTTTCACCAAAATTCAAAGGTGATACCATTACTCGGTTTCCAATACCGTAGTAAAAGAACATCTCTGTAAATGGGTTAGATTTGTTGAACTTAGAAGGTACAACACGAACTGTCTGTTTACCAACGGATGGTTTCCAGAAGAGGTTTTTCTGCTCACCTCGAGGAGCACTTTTGGCTTGAAGATTGTTCAAGCGGTTCTTGATTTCATTTAAATCCATAACTAATCAAATTTATAAAACAATTAAATATACAAAACAAATTTTTAATAACCAAATTAAAGTTCAATAATCTTATGAACCTTAGTATTCAATTGTCTCAATTCATTGCCTTGAGTCAACAAAATACAGTTTCTATAATGTTGCCAATCTACTTTAAATTTAGGGTCAACCACACCACCGTTCAGGGCCTTAATTAAAGTGTTGAGTGCGTTGATAGTATATAAAGTATTGGTTTCTTTTTTTCTATGTACTAAGATTGTATTGTCTGGAATGTTATTCACATTACCTTGGTCTACGTTATAAGTAATAACGTATTCGCCTGTGCTTTTAATAAATAGCACAAACATTTTATTGTACATAATACTATATGAGTTAGAAATCGATGTTACCACATCGTCTATGCTTACTTCAGTAACAAAAGTACAAAATAACTTATTATTCACATCTATATTGTTTAGGGAATGTTCAAAATCGTATCCCCTATACATATAGTCAATTTCCGGTAAAGTCATAACTGGTTCCATGCGCAACTTTTATATTTAGTTCAAATTTTTTAAATATTTCTTTAATTTCTGCTAAAATACTTTCCTCATCTTTAGCAAGATCAAACAAAAACGAATCATATGTGTACAATACAATTTTGGTTTTCTTACCTCTTAATAATTTATGTATTTGCATCAATATACCAACGTTTGTTGACGTCTCCAAATTCTGTAGAACGTAATTAAACAACTTTTGTGGGTTCATGCTATCTAATTTGTCCTCGCAAAACTGATACCCAGAGGTTGGACTCTCTATCCACCCATTTTCGGTGTAGTTATTCCATAAATTATCTATATATACACTTACTTGTTTAAAGAATTCTAGCTCTTTATACTGCTCGAAAACTCCTCCGTATAGTTGTTTAAACGTTAACTCTTTAGCTTTTTTGTAATCCACTTTATACATTTCCGCAAACGAAGCATGAATATCTTCATGGTCAAAAGTATA